AATATAAAAACCAATAAAAAATATATAAGTAAAAAGCCTGTTTTTGAGAGATTAAAAGATAAAAGCTGGGCAGACGGTTTTAAGTAATTTAAAATAATTTAAAATAAACCTTTACTTTTATACAGTAACGCGTAATAATAAACACCTCTTAAATAAATGCTTTAAAGGAGCATCAAATGATAAACGACAATCCAGCACGAGTAGCGCCGCCAGAGCCACCTAAAGGCTTTTCTATGAATAAAGCTAAAATAGATTTAATTGATCTTTACTTAGATTCTGATAAAAACGCTGGAATATTCCATGACCATTTAGAAACTTATATTGTCGAAAACGGTTTAATACATCACTGGATGCGTAAGGTGTTTACCAAAGAATCTGATCAAGTAGAACTTGATATGCAAGATGTCCTACACTCGGTTGCAGTTAATTATATAGAGGCCATGTTATGAAAACTAAACAATTAGCAGAAGATCAAGGCGCTTTAGTTGAGCAGTCTATAGGTGATCAAATGGCGGCTCACGATTACGAGGGCTGGTTAGAATGTAATTTAATAGCAATGATGGCCGATTATGCAAGAGAAGCCAGCTACCCTAACGGCTACGAGTTCGCCAAGGCTATGCAGCTTATAGCTCTGGAGGCTTTTGCGGCCTCGGCATCTGAATCTGATACTCATGGATTACCGTTTTAATGACTCCTAATTACGGAAAGAACCACCCAAAACCTAGAACAGGTAGGGACTGTAAAAAGACTGAGTGCGAAAGGCACAAAGATTATTTAGCATGGAATTGCGGCAACAGTAACTTGACTTTTTGTATGAATTGCAAGCACGCTCATGTATCACAATATAAAAAATGAGAATAGATAAGGAGTTACCATTCTAATGGGCAGAGAAGCTACTTTTAAGCCTGTAAATTTAGAGTATCGCGGCACTGTTTACCAAAAGCACCATCATAAAATGGTAGGCGGTGGCAGACGATTTATATCTGATACGGCTTGCCCAAAGTGTGGAGAGTATTTAAGGGTATGGAGAAGCCAGCGAAACAGTGAAAAAACTTCATCCTGTATTGGCTGCTTTGTTGATAAAAAGAATAAAAAGATAAGTAGCGTGAAAGCTGATAAGCGCAGAGCAATAGAGGCTCACCAAGAGCGGACAAACGATTTAAATTGGTACGATTTTAATTAAAACAAAGGAGAGGACTATGAACAAATCAGATCAAATTAACCACCTAGCAACCGCACTCTGTAAAGCTCAGTCAGAGATGTCAGGGGCTAGCAAAGATGCAACCAACCCGTTTTTCAAAAGCAAATACGCCGATTTAGGCTCAGTTATAAAGGCAATTAAAACGCCATTTGCTAATAATGGTTTATCTTACTCGCAGTTTCCGGTCACTAGCGCCGGAGGTCAGGGCATTGGTGTATCAACCATACTTATGCACAGCAGCGGCCAGTGGTTACAATCAGAGTTCTATTTACCTTTGGCTAAGTTAGACCCACAAGCGGGCGGTGGAGCGGTGACCTATGCACGTAGGTACTCACTTATGGCAGCCGCAGGAATTCCCGCAGAGGATTGTGACGCAGAAAGTGCTATGAATCGAAAGCCAATCAGTAGGGGGCAAAGATAATGGACTTTTATGATATTGAGCAAAATACTGACCAGTGGTATGACTTACGAGTCGGTAAATTAACTGCCTCCTCTTTTGGAAAGGTAATGGCTAACGCTAATAAACGCTTTTTTGGAGAGCCAGCAAAGAAGTATGCAGTAGAAATTGCGCTAGGTCAGATTACAGGTAATAGACCACCTGCTGGCTATCAGAATGAGCATATGCAAAGAGGCCATGAGCAAGAACCAATTGCCAGAGATTTATACGAGAAAGCATTTTCTGTAGAGGTTAAGAATGGTGGCTTTTTTACAGATGGTTATATAGGCTGCTCACCTGACGGTTTAGTAGGTGACAAAGGAGTCATAGAGATAAAGTCTGTTATAGCCACCACTCATTACGCGACTATACAGCGCGGTACTTACGACCCATCTTATAAATGGCAGTTAATTGGTAATATGCGCTACACAGACTCAGACTACATAGATTTTGTTAGTTATTGCTTAGAGTTCCCTACAGGCAGCCAGTTATACACCTATAGATTGCACAGAAAAGATTATCTAACTGAGATAAGTTTAATGGAAGATAGATTTAACGATTTCAAAGTTTTGATAAGTGAAACAAAAGATACCATTTTAAATTCTACAATTTTTAATTAAATAGTTTAAATAAAGTGTTTACATTTATACAATAACGCGTAATATGTACGCTTAACTTCAATAAAGGGAAGAATAATATGAAAGATGAAACAGCGGGTTACTTGGCGATTGCAGCAGTCCTTACTTGTATTGGCGCATGGATAACTCACATTATTCATTGTTTAGTTGCCGCTAAATACTTATTACTAATTGCTGGCGGGTTCTTTTTTCCCATTGGTATAATTCATGGGTTCGGCATTTGGTTTGGAGTAAATTGGTAATGGGTACTAAGGGTATTGATCAGCGCCCTTATGATCGAGAAAAGTTTAACGATAACTTTGATGCTATTTTCGGTAAGAAAGAAAAGAAAAAAGAGGAGGTTAAAAATGGAAAGCCCGATAGAAATGAAAGTCATAAAGATAGAAAATGAAGATTTTTTCGTTCTATCAGTTATGGTTGAAGGAGTTTCTACACTTTACGAGATGGGTTCGGCAGTAGAGTTAATGGCTTTTCATAGGGTTTTGGCAGATGTTTCTTTATCTATTGTTAATGTCGCTAAACAAAAAGAAGTAAAAATAAAAAAGGGATTACATTAATGTTTGCAAAACTAGAGAAAATAAATAAAGAGGGGGCTTCACATATGTTTGCAGAGCTAAATAAAATAAACGAAGAAGCTGATCAGTTTTGGGCTGGTCAGGAAAAACTATCTCAGCGCGGTATGATGCAAAAAGCGTTAGAGGACGGCAGGTTACTAACTAGAATGGATTGCTTGAGAGAGTTCGGTATTATGAATCCTACAGCAAGAATCTCAGAGCTAAGATCAGCGGGTATACCTATCGTCACTAGAATGGTTGGGATTTATAACCGATGGGACGTTAAGGTAAAGGTCGCTCAGTGGTTTATACCAGATCAGGATAAGCCTTTAACAGCAACTAAAAAACGTAATTAGCCACGTCCTTTGCGCTGCCGCTGGTCAGTTTAGGCTATTAACCAGCACTTAAACTAACTTAAAAAGAGAGAGATTAACATGCAACAATATGACGATAATAACAAAGGCGCTTTATGGCCAGCTAAAGAAAGAGCTTCTGATAAGCACCCGCATTTTACTGGGCGAGCTATGGTAGGCGGTGTAGAGTATTACGTATCAGGCTGGAAGCGTGACCCGAATGGCAATCCAAAAGCGCCAAGTGTAAAGTTTAGCTTTAAAGCAGTCGATGAAGTTAAGCAGCAAGCACAGCAACCGCAGCAGCAATATCAGCCGCAAGCAACTCCTCAGCAATACGCTCAAGCAACTGGCGGCCAAGCACCACCAGCCAATGAAGTGCCTGACTTCCACGACGATATACCGTTTTAGGAGTAGATAATGGTAACGGCTAGAGCAATAACTAATGAGTCTGGGCATGTAGATAGTTTCCATATCAAAATGGATGGGCTGGCTACTGGTTTCGAGTTTGACCCTTGGAAGTTCCAGACTCAGCCGTTCGGTAGGAAAATGATGCTAGTAGAGTTACGGAATAATGTTAGGGGCATAGATAGACTGGATCAGTTCGGTACTTTAGTCATGTACGCCCTACAAATGGGATTCGAGGAAACTGACTGGTGTACGCTAGGCGATAATAAAAAGAATGTTTGCCATGATCTTTATGTAGGCAAATACCTTTTTAGAAAGCTAAACGGCAGGATGTATAAGAAGAAATTGCAAAAAGGGAAAAAAAATGGCTGATTATATTGTGGTTCCTAGCGATGTTAGGTCGGTAGTTGAATCAAAAAAAGCATTATTCGATATGATTGACGCAGGTGAGTCTTTTGGAATGTCGTTTAAAGGGCTAAGCAAGCGCACCTTATCTCAGAATGCTTTACTGCACGTTTGGCTAAGAGAATATGCTGCCAAGTTGCTGTTAAAGCCTTTGAAGACTATATCTGAGAAAGAAGTAGGGTATATGAAGATGACGGCAAAGCGTAGGTATTATGCTGAGACTCAAGCGCAATGGATATTAGAGGAAAAGGTCGATCTGATTACTAAAGAGACTAGCATGGGTTTAGCTAGTAGTAAGAAGTGGCCAAAAGGTGAGATGTTTAATTTTATGGTATGGCTACAAACTTACGCGGCAAGCAGAGATGGGCTAATACTAGAATCAAGTGGTGACTATGAAAAGAATTTTATCAGTCAAACTGAGGTTTAAATGGCTAAGAAATCACCACGAGCATTATGCTTAGAGGCAATACAAAAGCTGACTAGGTTAAAAGCGTCAGACGATAACGGGTATGCTTCTTGCGTTACTTGCGGTAAAACTGATCACTTTAAGTCTATGGATGGCGGTCACTATATCCCTAAAGGTGCCAGTTCCTATTGGGCGCTTGAAGAAGAGAATATACATCCGCAGTGTAAAGGGTGTAATGGTTTTGGTATGAAGCATGGGGACGCAGCGCAGCGTTACACTTTATACATGATAGATATGTATGGCCGTGACTACGTTGACGATATGCACGCAAAGAAAAAGAATCTTAGGAAGTATTACATAGCAGATTATAGGGCTATGCTTAAAGACTGGAATCAGCAGATTAAAGAGCATTTAAACAGGGTTGGGCAATGAAACAAGACAGAGTAGCCGAGTTTAGAGCAAGGCAGAAAGCCAAAGGTTTAGCTGAGTTACGGGGCTTATACGCACCTAAGAGGTTACACCCATCAATTAAAAAGATTATTAAGGATTTATTAGCAGATGATAACTACGGAAGCGTTAGAGATATTTAAAGCAGTTAAGGATTTACTAGCCTTATCTGACGAGGAATTAGATTACATAGACTATACAACAGAGCAGGAATTTTGGGAGAGATATGCACCTACAGATAGAGTATAAAGAAACGGCAAAGCTAATACCTTATGTTAATAACTCACGCACGCATAGCAATGAGCAAGTACAACAGGTGGCGTCTAGCATTAAGGAGTTCGGCTTTACTAACCCGATTCTAATAGATGAAAAGGATGGAATTATTGCTGGTCATGGGCGCTTATTAGCTTCGCAGCTTTTAAAGTTAGAGGAAGTGCCAACTATACGACTTGTAGGGCTTACAGATGCGCAAAAGAAAGCCTACGTTATAGCTGACAACCAATTGGCGCTAAATTCAGGGTGGGACTTAGAAAAGTTAAAGGTCGAGTTTGACGGTTTAAGCAATCTAGGTTTTGATTTAGATTTACTTGGTTTTGACGACTCTTTTATGGATGATTTGCTAGGTAAAGACGATACTGAGCAAGAGGAGTACACTAAAAAAATAGATATACCTACATATGAGCCAAAAGGCGAAAAGCCAGAAGTAACCGAGCTGTTTAACGATGAAAAAACCTTTGAGCTTGTTGCAAATATTAAAGATTCCAATTTACCGCAAGCAGAAAAAGACTTTTTAATGTTGGCTGCAGGTAGGCACACAGTATTAGATTTTGAGCTTATTGCCAATTATTACGCGCACTCATCTAAAGAATGTCAGGATTTGATGGAAGATAATGCGCTAGTTATTATTGATTTTAAAAAGGCTTTAGAATTAGGCTATGTAAGGTTATCCGAAAAGGTCTCTGAACAGTATTTAAAGGATTACCCAGATGAGTCATAGAGATGATTTTGCAATATTTATCCTTACACATGGCAGGGCAGATAATGTCGATACAGTTAAAACATTAAAAGCGCAAGGGTATACTGGTAGGATTATCCTTATGGTAGATGATGAAGACAAGCAAATACCAGAATATAAGGCCAATTTTGGTAAGCAAGTACATGTATTCTCAAAAAAAGCCGCTATTGCAATAACCGATAGTGGCGACAATTTTGATCAAAGGAACTCTGTTGTATATGCCAGAAACTATAATTTTGTGGTTGCAAAAGAGCTAGGTATTAAATACTTCCTACAGCTAGACGATGATTACACTCAATTTAGGTATACTTTTGATAACGATAAAAATTACATTACTAAAAACATAAGCATTAAGAATTTAGATGTAATTATAGATGCAATGCTTGAGTTCTATATAGCATCTGGCGCAAAAACAATTACTATGTCGCAAGGTGGTGATTTTATTGGTGGTGATGGCTCAAAGGTTGCTAAGTTACATCGGGAAGGTAAATTTTCGCGTAAGGTAATGAATAGTTTTTTCTGCTCAACTGATCGACCTTTTAAATTTATGGGTAGGATTAATGAAGATGTTAACCTTTACACTGAAAACGGCATTAGAGGCAGCTTATTTATAACAGTCCCTAGAATACGTCTTGAGCAGAAACAGACGCAAGCGGGGTCTGGAGGGCTGACTGACATCTATTTAGACTTAGGCACATATGTGAAAAGTTTTTACAGTGTAATGTATGCTCCATCGTGCGTAAAAATAACTGAGATGGGCGTTACTGAAAGGAGGCTGCATCATCAGGTTAAGTGGAAACACAGCTCTCCACAAATTCTATCAGAGCAATATAAGAAGTAAAAAACAACAAATAGATTGATACTGACCATTATTAAAAGGCACATTATGAGAGAAGAAATTGAGATTAACCTTGACTCGCTAGAAAAGCTATGTCGCTTGAACTGTACGCACGATGAGATTGCCGCATATTTTAATGTAAGCACAAAAACTGTACAGCGTAGGTATAAAGATGATGCCGATTTTGCAGCAGCGGTTGATAAAGGTAAAGCGCATGGACGTTTATCATTACGTAGACAGCAGATGAAGCTGGTAGAGGACGGCAACCCTACAATGGCGATATGGCTAGGTAAGCAACTTCTTGGTCAAACTGATAAACAAGAAATAGACCAATACAATCATGGCGATAAAATCTCTATCGAGATCGTAAACCCTGACGCTATTTAATGTCTAGACTAAGACCTACAAGCCCTCAGTTTAAATATATAACTTCAACGGCTAAATTTCCTGCTTTAGTTGCGGGCTTTGGTGCTGGTAAGACTGAAGCGGCTGTACAGCGGTCTATAATTGGCAAACTAAATAACCCTACGACTAACAGGGGCTTTTATGAGCCAACTTATGACTTAATACGAATGATCGCATGGCCTAGATTTGAAACTGTTTTAACAGCGTTAGAGATACCATACAAGCTCCAGAAGTCTCCCATTAATGCTATAGACCTCGGTAGATACGGCAAGATTATCTTTAGATCAATGGATAACATTAACCGCATTATCGGTTATGAGCACGCCGATGCAGATATTGATGAGTTAGATACGCTAAAAGAAGTGGATGCAGCAGCCGCATTTAGAGCGATTATGGCTCGTAATAGGCAGTTAAAGCCTAGCGGTGAGCCTAATACTATAGGGGTAACAACAACTCCTGAGGGTTTTAAGTTTGTATATAAAACATGGAAGAAAGAGCCAAAGAAAGGCTACGAAATAATCCAAGCACCGACTGCATCTAATCCTCACTTGCCAGAAGATTACCTAGATAACTTAAAAGATATATATCCAGCGCAGTTACTATCGGCTTATACGCGAGGCGAGTTCGTTAACCTTACTCAGGGGACTGTATATACTGGCTTTGATAGAGCTAAGAACCACAGCAATGAAGCGGTAGCTGATTACGATACCTTGCTAATCGGTATGGACTTTAACGTAACGAATATGAGCGCCGTTGTGTACGTTAAGCGAGGGAATGTGTACATAGCAGTTGATGAGCTATGTGGTATATACGATACGCCAGCAATGATTGTGGCTATAGAACAGAAGTACCCTGAGCATTCAGTGGCAGTCTATCCAGATGCGTCAGGCGGCAGCCGTAAGACTGTAGATGCAAGCATATCGGACATATCACTATTAGAGGCTGCGGGCTTTGAGATAAGGGCTAAAAAGAAGAATCCACTAATAAAAGATAGAGTAATGGCGGCTAATGCTGCATACGAATCACTTACGGTTATGGTAAACTGCCATAAATGTCAAGAGCTAACTGGCAATCTAGAACAATTAAGCTATGATACCAACGGAGTACCCGATAAATCTAGCGGGCTAGACCATTTAATAGATGCGGCGACTTATCTAATTGCTTATGAATTGCCGATTAATAAACCAATGACGGCGGTGCCGTTTAAATTTGTGATGTAAATTATGAGCGTAGACCAGCAGAATCCAGAGTTCGATAAATATCTTGGCGAATGGAAAAAGGTAACTGATTGCTGTGAGGGGCAGCGAGCGATTAAAGATGCAACCTCAACCTACTTACGACCGATGGAGGGTGTAGGCGTAAATGAGCCTAGATACCTAAGCTATATTAGCCGAGCTGTATTTGTAAACTTTACAGGCCGCACAAAAGAGGGTTTAGCAGGTGCTATATTTAGAAAAGAGCCTGAGATTGAGATACCTGATCAGCTAGATTACCTGCTAGAGAATGCTGACGGTGCTGGTGAGTCGATTAACAGTTTAGCTAAAGATATATGTGGTGAGGTAATTGCTAAAGGGCGGCACGCTATGCTGGTTGACTTCCCGCAATTAGAGCAGGGATTAACCCTAGAGCAAGTGCAGCAGATACAACCGCAAGCATCTATCAACCGCTATACCGCTGAAAACTTTATTAACTGGAATGTATCAGTAGTTGCTGGCCGTAAGTTACTTACATTGGCTGTACTATGTGAGCTATACGATGCAGACGAAGATGAGTTTACCTACGAGGTTAAGAAGCAGTACCGAGTGCTACGATTACGAGACGGTATCTACTCTCAGCAAGTGTATAGAGAGGATGTACCATACGGTGAGGAGTTTTTCCCTAAACGCGCAGACGGTTCTAACTTTGAGTTTATCCCTTTATTTATAGTTGGCAGTGAGAATAACGATGCCTCGGTAGATGTACCGCCACTGGCTGATATTGCTAATGTTAATATCGGTCACTATCGCAACTCGGCAGACTTAGAGGAAAACTGCTATATACATGGTCAATTAACTTTAGGCGTTACCAGCTCAATGAGTATGAGCCAGTTTGCAGAAGCTAACCCTAACGGTATTACCGTAGGCTCTATGGCTGGTCACTTCTTGGGCGAGTCGGGCGGGTTTAGCTCAGTACAAGCCAGTGAGAATCAGTTAGCAGATAAGCTAATGGAGCGTAAAGAAGATCAGATGCGTAAGCTAGGCGCTCGAATGGTTGAAGATGGCGGTAATAAGACTGCTACACAATCACGCATAGACGCAACTGGCGAGAGTTCAATTCTAGCCACTATTGCCGATAACGTATCGGGCGGATTACAGACTTGCATCGACTGGTGTGGTCAGTTTATGGGTGTGGATTCTACCGAGTCTATCTATCAGCTTAATAAAAAGTTCTTTGACGATGACGCTAACCCACAGCTAATGATAGCGGCTATGCAGCTTAATGACCGAGGCGTTATAGCTAAATCTGATCTACAAGATATGGCTAGATCACAGGGTATCGTAAACCCTGAGAGAACGAATGAAGATATTGATGGTGAGGTTGAAGTGGTAGCGCCAATTTAATGAGTAGCGAACAGTACCTAATAGATGCGGCTACCCGTCACCAAGTATTTATACAGCGGTATGCGGGCGGTCTATCTAATCAGTATCAAAAAGCCTTAAAGAAAACCTATGCCGAGGTATTAGCCCGTCTGTTGGAGGATGAGCTAACAGATATTGGTGCAGCTAGGCTTTCGCAGATTCGTTTAGATATGGAGCAGATACTCTCTAACGGCTATAACGCTGCTAAGACTGAGTTGTTACTTAACCTTAATGAGTTCGCTACATCTGAGGCGGCGTTTAGTGGCCAGCTATTGGCTAACGGTAGTGCTACACAGTTTAGCGTTGCGTTACCCGCTACACAGCAGATACAAACCGCACTCTCGCTTAATACATTCTCGCCTGATAACGGTAAAACTCTAGTTAATATCGAGACCGCCCTTAATAACTTTGGCACTAAAAAGGCCGCAGATATACGACAGGTTGTTAAAGATGGCTTCTTACTAGGCGACACTAACGCACAGATAGCCAGCAAGATAAGCGATGTAGAGAAGATTACTCGATCGCAAGCGGATAGCCTAGCTAGAACAATGACCAACCATGCTTCTAATGTGGCTAGAGCTGAGACGTTTAACGCTAATGACGATGTAGTAACTGGCTATGAGTGGGTAGCTACACTGGATAGCCGCACCACCCTAACCTGTAGTGGCCGAGACGGTGAGATATATTCCCTATCAGGCGAAAATCCTAAACCACCTGCTCATTTTAATTGTCGATCTACCACGGTGCCAGTTATAGACCCTGAGTTTGATATAGGCGCAAGCGGTAAAGGCACAAGACAGTCTAAGGGTGCTAAAGGTAAAGAGCGAGTCAGTGCAAAGACAACTTTTGGCGGGTGGCTAAAGAAACAGCCAGCAGACTTTCAAGATGAATATTTTTCTAAATTCCAAGACGGTAGCATTAAGGCAAAGTTATTTAGAAAGGGCGGCTTAAAGATCGACAAATTTACAGATGTGCGCGGTGCAGAGTACAGTTTGTCGGAATTAAAGGCATTAAATCCATTAGCGTTTGACGTTGCTAAGGTTTAGTGGTATATAACTAAAAGGCTACAGGGTAGTCAGACTTAATAACTTGGGGTTATAAGATGATAAAGTACAAAGTAAGTGCAGATGAGTTCGGAACGCTGGAAGATTCACAGAAAGGTCTATATTCGCAGGGCGAAAATGGCTATACGTTGAATGTTGAGGGTGTACCGCAGGAAGATGTAAGCGGATTGAAGCGTAAGATTGATGAGCTACTTACTGAGAAGAAAACAGTACAGCAAAAAGCAAACGAAGCAGACGAGCAAGCGAAAGCTGAATTGGCTGCCAAGCTAAAAAACGCAAACGATTATGAGCAGTTATATAACAGTTCAGAGTCAGAGAGACAAAAGGCTTCTGAGGAGTTAGCGACTTTAAAGGCTAATTTACAGCAGCAGCAGGTAGCAAGCCAAGCCAGCACGGTAGCGTCTAAGTTAACTAAAGACACTGCTAGAGCTAAACTGCTATCGGCACAGATTGAATCACGTCTATCTCTAGTAGATGGCGAGGTTAGAGTTTTAGACGCTAACGGCAATTTAACCGTTAGTAGTGTAGAAGAATTAACGGCCTCAATTAAAGCGGAATATCCGTTTCTGGTCGATGGTTCACAAGCTGCTGGGGGCGGCGCAACAGGTGGAAACAGCGGGGCTGGTGATGCCAAAACAGTAAGTCGTGCAGACTTTGATAATCTAGGGCAAGCAGAACGCTCTAAATTCTTTAAAGCTGGCGGCAAAATTATTTAATTATTCTTTTGGAGAAACTAGCTAATGGCTAACGAACTAACTTTAAATAACCTAGCAAACGACATTTATGTTGCTGCTGACGTTGTAGGCCGCGAACAAGTCGGCTTTATCCCATCTGTAACTATGAATGCTGACCA